GGCGATGATGTGGGAAGCTTCGGCACGGGCGTCGTCACGAATCTTGGAGGCTTCGACGCGAGCGGTGCTCAGCTGGGCCTCGTACTTGCTCTTGGCGGCATCGGCATCCTTCTTGGACTGCTCTGCCTTGGCGATGTTGCCTTCGATCTTCGCCGCACGCTCATCGAAGATGGCGTTGAATTTCGGCATGAAGAACTTGTGGAAGAACAGCGCGACGATGACAAGGATGATCAGGGACCACACGATGTCGTAGACCTGCGGAATGAACAGCTTGAGGCCGTCACTTGCGGCTATTGTCATCATGAAGCCCTCCTTTCAATGTCGAATAAACGTGTGAATCGTCGCCTGTCGTCTCACTTAACGATCAGGGCGGCCACGAAGCCGAGCAGACCCAGCACCTCGACCAGTGCGAGGCCGATGAACATGATCATCTGGATCTTGCCGCTCACCTCGGGCTGACGGGCGGTGGACTCCATCGCCTTGCCGAACAGGATGCCCAGGCCGAGGCCGGGGCCGAGGGTCGCGAGGCCGTAGCCGATGACGGAAAGGCTGCCGGTGACCTGAGCGAGAGTAATGATGTCCATTTCTGTTTCCTTTCTAACGTAACCGTTAAAAAAACTTGGTTAATTTCTTCAGTTGTCTCGGGAATTGCAAAGTATTCGTATTGTCCGTGGTGAGTCTCACGCGGGTGCGGCTCATTCCTCCGGGTAGCTCATGCTGATGTACACCGTCGAGAGGATGGCGAACACGTAGGCCTGCAGGAAGGCGACGAACGCCTCGAACAGGGTGAGCACCAAACCGAAGACGAACCACAGCGCGCCGACGGGGATGCCGGCAAGCTTATTGGTCGCGTCGATGACCCAGTACTGTGCAAACGCCAGGCAGGATGCCACGAGCAAGTGCCCGGAGATCATGTTGGCGAACAGACGGATGGTCAGCGATGCGGGGCGGATCAGCACCAGCTCGCACAGCTGGATCGGCGCCAGCAGGATGTACACCGGCCACGGCACCCCCTTGGGGAAGCACTCGTCGCGGATGTAGCCCCACAGGCCCTTCTCGCGTGCTGCGGTGATCCAGTACTGGATGAGCACCCAGACCGCGAACACCAGCGGCATGACCACTGTGGCGGTGGCCGCCATGTTCATGCCCGGGATGATGCCGCACAGGTTGAACACGAAGATCGTGAAGAACAACGTCGAAATCATCGGCACGTAACGCTTGCCGCGCAGCTCGCCCATGACCTGATATACGACGCTGTCGCGCACGAAGTCGATGCCCATCTCGACCACGCCTTGCCAGCGGCCGGGGATGAGCTTGGCGCGCTTCGCCGTGATACCGAGCACCACGAGAAGCACCACGGTCGCCACGATGCGGATCAATATGATGCGATTGATCGCGAAGGGGGTCCCCTGGAACAGGATCTCGGGAGGAAGAAAATCATTGACCGTTGGCAGTTCGGGACCGCTGTCGGCCGCCAATAGTGCGCCCGTACCGACCGCATCTACCATATCGCGCCTCCTGCTCTCATTATCAGCTGTCAGTTTAGCCCAACGGTTGAGGCGAATGTGACGTTTGGATATCGTCCGTCCAGCCGTTATCGAAGCTGCCCGGGCATAAGACCGACCAACCGGAGCTCCTGCCCAGACATTCCGCTCCGAATGACTAAGTGATTATCCTATGACCACCTTGGACAACACGCAACACGCCTTATTTTTCAAGGGCTGTACGGCGTTTCTTCGCCAAATTCGTGAGCGTTAACATATTGGTCATTGTCTCATTATTTGGACGGTTTTTTAAACACCACTCATAAGGCATGGACAAAAGAGGCCAGTATTCCACCTATTGAACACGGCGATGGCCCTCTTTTGTACGCTATGTGGACACCAAACCGTGCTAATGCAACAAATCTCGAATCTCCGACCAATTACAGCGGGATTCCGAGGTCATCTGCGCCCTCCAGATCCGAAAGACCATCAACGGGAGCCGACCGGGATGGTCCCAGACCCCCGTCAAACGACCGCAGCGCAGGCGAGAACCATCATTCGCCACGTATCACGCCGTAGTCGTCATGGACGAACGGTGAGAAATCGTCCTTGCGCGGGCCGGCGGGCGCGTGGCGGAAACGATCGATGCCAAGCCGGCGCTCCGCCCGCAATCCGGGCACTTCGGTGAGATCGTACGGCGTGGTCTGATACACCCAGTTCAGCCAATTGCGCCACAGCAGATTCGCGTGCGATCGCCATGCGAACAACGGCTCAAGGTGCGGATCGTCATGCGGGAAGTAGTTGTGCGGGAACGGGACGTTGCTCATCCCCTTCGCCATGTCGCGCTCGTACTCCTCCTGGAGCGTCGTCTTGCCGTACTCCCAATGGCCGAGAGCGAACACTTCGGAGAAATCGCGAGTGGCGATCAGTCCAGGCCCGGACTGCGGACCCCAAGTGAGCACTTGCAAGTCGGGATTCGCCGCCACGTCGGCCTCGTTCACACCCGCCAGACGGGAGTGCGGCTGCAGCGCGATCTCGTCGAAACCATTGGTCAGGAAGCAGTACTCGTCCTGCAGGTACTGCGGGAACACCCCGAATATCTTCTCCGGCAGGTCAACCTTGCGCACGCCATACCGGTAGTTGAGCGCCCCCATCGCGCCCCAGCACAGGTACATGGTGGAGAACACGTGGGTGCTCGCCCAGTCGAGAATCGACTTGAACTCGTCCCAGTAATCGACCTGGTCGAACGGCAGGTGCTCGACCGGGGCTCCGGTGACGACGAAACCGTCATAGTAGTTGTCGCGGAAGGCATCCAGCGTCTCATAGAACTTGACCAGATGATCGTGACTGACATGGGTCGGTTCGTGGGTGGATGTCTTCATGAAGTCGATTTCGACCTGCAGCGGCGATTTGGAGATCAGGCGCAGCAGCTGCGTCTCGGTTTCGACCTTCTTGGGCATCAGATTCAGGATCACCAATTTGAGCGGTCGCACACGCTGGCGCTCCGCCTCGGGCTTCTCCAGGGCGAAGATGCGTTCCGAGTCGAGGATGGCACGCGCGGGCAGGCCGCTTGGGATCTTGATAGGCATGTTCTTATTATGGCAATGGCCGGGATATTGATACGCCGTCAGGTTATCGCCATGAGTTATGACCGGTTATCAATCCCGGCATTTCACTCAGCGCAAAAATCCGACACGCCGATTTGACAATCTTGCATTCTCCCCTATCTTAGATAGAGCTGTTTGAAAACAGCCGACGCGGGGTGGAGCAGCTCGGTAGCTCGCTGGGCTCATAACCCAGAGGTCCATGGTTCAAATCCATGCCCCGCTACCAATGCCTCCGGTTTCACATTGAAGAAACCGGAGGCTTTTTCTATATCCTCAAGGTTCCACAAAACGCGGCCAGTCATCTTCTGCGAAATCGCAGATGGATTAAATCCCATCGCCGCCGCCAAGTCCTTTTGCGATACGCCGCGCATCGCCATGGCAATACGCATATTTTGCGTCACAATCGACTGAAGGCCATTGCCCTTGCCCTCATTGGACTTTACCTGTGCTTGCGGGCTTAATGTTGCTGTTGTCATGCACATAATATTAAGCCTAGCTAACGCATATTGCAACTATCGCCATCCTTGATTTGACATCTAAATTAGCTGGGTGTATCTATATGGGCTATGTCTACTTTGAGATTAGATGGCCTAAATTCAGGTCAGGTGATAAAACGTTTAACGGGCTTCAAAGGTGAGTCCTTGAAGCAAGTTGCCGCCATCATCGGCATATCTCCGTCTGCTTTATCTCAGAAATGCGCCGGACGAATCAGCTTCAAATCTGAAGAAATCGCCAATCTTGCAGAACACTTCGGCATTCCCTCAGACGTGCTTCTTGGCCGTGAGCCATTGGAGGTGAAGTGACGGTGCTTGGGCTTGTTTCTTTGATTGTTTCAATTGTGGCGCTGGGCGTCGCTTTGCACGCTGAATCTCTCGCCGGCGACGCCAAGTGGAAGGCCGACGAAGCGTTGTCGGTGGCGGGTTATGCGGAGGACTTGGCCCGCGAGGCAATGGGTGTGCCGCCGTCGATGGCAGATCGGAGGTGAAATGATGCTGATTCATGACGCTTCGGGGGCCGTCGTCGTCGTATCGGCTGAATCGGTGAGGATTGTCGGCGAGGGTTGCATCGTCCTTAATGCGCGCGCCGTGTACATCCATAATCAGGCGTTGACGTCAGAGCAGGCCGCGATTGTCAAGCGTGGTGTCATGGCCACGCTCGACGATCCAGCGGCGTTAGAAGATCTGCATGGGAAGCACGACGTCGCCAGCGTCGATCTGCCACCACGGGACTGCCTTGGGGTTGATGGTGATGGCATGGATGCTCATGTCGGGAAACCTGACGGTCTGGACGAAGCTGTCACCGGACTTCAGACGTTCGGAGAGTTCACTGACCGTGGAGGCCGTCGCACCGGTGATGGTAAGCGGCGTGGTCGTTCCCAGGTAAAGGGCGAAGTCGAATGTGGTTTCGTCGCTCATTGTTCTTCCTTCCTTCGTTGTTTGAAAGGTTTGGTTTGTGCGATTACAAGCCTATCGCTGCGGAGGAAGGAGCCTAAATCCATGAATCAAGGAGCAGTGAAATGAGCGTTCGTTTCGAGATCACCACGGAACCCGGCACAGTTGCGCCGGGTGATCTGGTGGTGTTGCGTCTGGTGACGCAGAAGGGTGGCGTCAAGTGGACGTGCGGCATCGTGCGTTGCTTCACCGACGACGACGACCAATCGGCCATCGTGCTGCGCACCGGCAAGATACCGGAGTACGACGGCTACGTGCTGGTGTGCTGCATCAAGTCCATACCCGACGAAGTGCAAATGACGATAACCGACGAAGGCGAGGTGGTGTGATGGGTACGGCTACTAGGGTCTGCGTGGATAATTACGAGGCATATCCGGGTATCTTCCGTGTGTCGTTCGATTCCGGTGATGTTCGCGCGGCGGTGGTGTTGACGCGCCCGCAGTTGGAACAGTTGCGCTCGTGCGTGACTGATTCGTTGGCTCGTGACGATGCGGTGAGGCGAAGATACAGGCAGGCGTGATCGTTCTCGTTCTTTCCGATAATTTCATGCGCTTTGACGGATTGCGACCGTAGGTGAGTCCCAGCGTGTTTTGAAAGTACCCTACCGCGCCTTGCCCAGCGCGTTACAAACACACCGGCTGTGGGCCGGTGGTTACGACGGCGGCGGGGTCTGCCATGCGGGTTCACTGAACGGCTTGGGGCGCATTGGGAGGGCGCAACAGGGTGCTTTGCCGCCATGCGTGGCGGGTCTCAGGCCGTGACCTTGCGCGCGGCCATTGTGCCGCTGACCATTGCGACGGCTGTGGCTCCGATTTGAGAGCTTGCTTTGCAGTGCGAACCTTACGGAACTTTGGACGGCGGAGCCTTGCGGCTTCGCCGGTTTCCATTGTTTCGCTTTGAGGTTCCCCGCTCTAACTGTTCACCAATTTGAGAGACATGGAAACGGAGCCTTGCGGCTTCGGAATCAATCTTCTACAGACCAACTCGACAGACCGACTCAAGCTTTAGGAAGTGAGGCAAATTATGGGATATTCGGTGGATTACAGGCCGACTAGGAAGCGTGCCAAGCGTGCGGTGCCGAAGAACAAAGCGCAGCGTACTAAGGACATCAAGAACGTTATCAGGTGGAACATCGAACGGTTGGAGCATGACACCGTCGGAACCGATATGGTTAGGCGTTGCTTTGTTATCAACTTGCTTCGCCTGAACAAGATCGCGCCGGAAGCCGACCCGACCGGCGACCATGTGTTGCAGGAGCTTATCAGCAGGGGCGTCTTGCGAAAGCCCGTATCCCGATCTGGAGTGCAGGTGTTCGACCGCGCCGATCTGTTGACATCGCTCAAGTGTTGGGTGGGCGTGCTGTGAACCCGCGCGCGAAACTGACCACCAGGCAAGCGGCCATCTACTTGGGCGTCTCGGCGCGCACGATGGAGCGCATGAGGGAGGAGAACCGTGGGCCGTCATGGTTCAAGGCCGGCGACGCTTTCAACTCGCCTTGCTTGTACGAGCTGGCTGATCTTGATATGTGGGTGCGTGCGAGGAAGCGGAGGCAGGGCCATGGCGCGTAGGCAGACCATCGACCCTCTTGTGAGGGCAAAGGTGATCGAGACGTGGGGCAATGCTTGTTGGCTCAGGTTGCCCGGTTGCACCGGCGTGGGTGAGGAAGACGACCATATAGTGCCTTACTCGCATGGCGGCATGGATACCGTGGCGAACATCAGGCGTGCGTGCAAGCATTGCAACGCCAGTCGCCAAGACCGCGTGCTGTATGGCTAT